TGCAACGCAATCGCCAAGGAAACCCGCCGTGGTAAGGGTAACTTCATCATCTGCGATAGCGATACCGCAGCTGCCCTCGCCATGTCTGGATTCATGAGCCTCAGCCCAGCAATTGCTCCACAGATCAATGCTGATGATACTCAAAGCACCTTTGCAGGTATCCTAAGTGGTAAGATCAAGGTTTATATCGATCCTTATGCTCCTCTCGGCGTAAACTTCTTCGTCGCAGGATATAAGGGCGAATCAGCCTATGATGCAGGTATCTTCTACTGCCCATACGTTCCGCTACAAATGGTACGCGCAGTCGATCCAAATACCTTCCAACCAAAGATCGCCTTCAAAACCCGTTACGGTGTAGTTGCTAACCCATTCGTTATCAACCCAACCACCAAGACACCAGATGGTGATACTTTGACTACTGGATTGAACCAATACTACCGCTTGACAACTTTGGGTCAACTCCACGGTAACGGTAGCTGATAAGTAGGTAATAAAAATTCAAAAACCCTCCCAATTTCTTGGGAGGGTTTTTGTTTATCCATAAATATTTTTATGACCACAACATGCAATGGTAATATCAATCCTCTTTATAATAGCTATTTTAGTTTAAAGTTTAATAGAGGTACTTATCAATTTGAATTACTTTGTCAAAGAGCAAATTTACCCGGTATAAAGGTTCCGGATTTGGTCCAACCAACAACTCTAGGTACTGTTGTTCCTGTCCCCAGTCTAAGTGCAGTTTTTGATCCACTTACAGTGGAGTTTATAGTCGATGAAGATATGCGAAACTGGAATTCAATATATGCATGGATAAGAAATATTACTAATATTGAAAACGATAGTCAATATAATTTGGATTACGACGATTGGCACATTCAAGCAACTTTAAATATCTTTACAAAACCATATTCAATAGATGCATGTGAAGGGCCAATAAAAATAAAATTCAATCACGTGGTTCCGGTATCTTTAAGTGGTTTAAATTTTCAATCAGACAACACCGACACCGTGATTCAAAAAGCATCGGCAACTTTTAAATACTCTTATTATACAATTTCACCAAACCCAGAGAATATAATTCCTTAAAGATAGTCTGCGGGATTGTCAGACCAGCTTTCCGGGTCAGTTGGAGGCAGGTCTGGATTGTAGGGCATCTTGGATGCCTCTGGTTTGGTTTTCTTCTTTTTCTTGGGCTTGGGGGTGGGCTCTTCTTCGGGCGGTGTAATGGCATTTAAACCGCTTTCACCGTCATCCTCAAATTCTTCGTCTTCATCAACTAAAATTTCCACACCTTCAAAATTTTCAATTAAGTCGTTTACAAAATTTACAAAATCTTCATTGTTAAATAAGTCATTTAAAAGCTGTAAACCATTTTCTGGAATTTCTTCAACATCACCATTTCCAACAATTGCTTTTGGATCTGTTTGCATGGTAAGAAAAAATACTTCATACATTTTTTCCAACTCAATGGTTGGTTGGCCCGAGTATATGATAACGGATCTGTTAAGATTGATTTCAAAACTTTTTATATTTGAAATATAATTCGTAAGCTTTACGTATTCTACGACACTATTATTTTCTTTTGCATAATAGTTTTGCAGCAAAGCCGGAAGCTTTACTGTTATTTTATCTAGAGATGTCTCATTTACTAGACCGATGATTTCTTCACCGGTGTTTAACTTTAATACTCTCAAAATACCTGAGAGCGGATGTTCAGGAAGTGAATCGGACATTTTATGTCCTCCCTTCCTTACTATTTATCTTTTGGAAGCTCCATCGACACTATCTTGTAGTCAAACTTTTCTTTTTTGTATATCTTTATGCGTTCTTCAAAATGCTTGAATACATGATTCTTGTACGACTTAGTACAGAGATCATCGACAATGTCGAAAACCTTGAGTGTTTTCTTGCGGGCAGATACACGCAAGCCTCTACCTATGCTTTGCAGCAAACGAATTACTGACTTAGTAGGTGACGCAAAAATGATATTGTCAAGATTAACAATGTTGATGCCAGCACTAGTAGTACCATAGCTGGCCACAAGGATCGCGTTTTTTTCCGTGTCGATGACACGGCGGATGTATTCTCTTGCGTCTGCATCCGTTTTTCCATAGATAAGATATACTTTTCTATCGCCAGCCGCTGCCTTAAGGAGAGCGTGCAGGGGCTTCCCTTGTCCTTCGACGTAGTTGAAGAGGACGAGGGTGTTTCCTTTGGTGCTGAGTGCGAGGTCTCGGATGAACTCATTGCGCCTATCATTACTTATGAGCCACTTGATTTCATCTGCGTAGCGTTGCTTCTTTAGCAATTCTTTTTCTGCTTCGGTGTACTTCAACAGTATTGCGTCGATTCCAAGCGTGGCAAGCAATCCCTTGTTCATCAGATTTTTGGTCTGTATGAACTGTATGGCTGGACCCAAAATGCCTTCAATGCTCAGTCTATGTGCTTGTGCTTGATCCAGGGTTCCCGTTGTACCAATTCGGAACCAAGCCTTTGACATCTTTTGTCCAATCATGTTTATGGATTCGGCCTTGGCTTGGTGACATTCATCGAAGATCACAGCATCAAATTGGTCGAACCATTCTCTGGGCAATTTGTATACGGATTGCCATGTCGAAACAATTATTTGCTTATTTGTTTCCTTTTCCGCTCCGGCACTGATCTTGTGTACTGACTTCCTGCAATTCCACTTGGGATCATTCTTTGAATAGTCAAAAAAATCAGACTCCATCTGATTCACAAGTCCCACTGTGGGCACCAGAATCAATATTTTTCTGTCTGATTTTATCACGGATAGTAGCCAGCGGAGCAAGACGTATATTATCAAACTTTTTCCAGATCCTGTCGGGGATATAATCACGCAACGGTGATTGTTTATAGCATGGATGATTGCTTGTGACTGATGTGGGTGCATTTGTATAGAAGACTTTTTCACCATCACATTTAGTCCAGTATAAAGCGTAGCAAGTTCCTCCGGTGTTATGCATAGGTCTTTTTTGCTTTCTTTGAAAGAAATGGAATACTTGCGTTCATCCGCAAACTTTTTTAAGTATGACTTTAAACCCCGTGGAAGTGTAGATGTAAGGATATCATACAAGCGAATCTTGCCGTCCCATATTCTGCGTTTGAACATGGGCATATATTGGGCACCAGGAACCATGAAGGAAAAATAATCCCTCAGTTCCTTTTTTATCGCGTTGTCTGTTTTGATGTAGTAACGAACTTCATCATTAGATTCAACTTCAATATCCACATAATATTTATGCAAAAACTTAAATTAATTTAAGTAAATAAAAATTAAACAATTATCAAATGAATTATTTTTATTTTCTAAAATTTTTATAATATATGTAAAATTATTTTTTTCTTTTAAATAATTTAATTCCCGTATATAATCGTTAATTTTATCAAAAATTATATCTTCAATAATATAAATTCCAGACGGTTTTAATTTGTGTATTGAATGTTTTAAAAAATTAATATTTGCATCCAATTCATGTAAACCATCATCAATCATTATATCAAATTGAATATTTTTTAATTTTTCATTATTCCACAATATATCTATTGTTTCGCTGTTTGTTTGATCTACGTAAAAAGTACTTATACGATCATCTGAAAAAAGAATTCTGGAATCTATATCAGCACCATATATATGTGCATTTAAAAAATATTCTTTCCAACCATATAAGGATGCTCCTGGTCTGCCATTTTCTCCCATGTTTGAAGGAATATCTGTATTATTGGTCCCCAAACCAAGTTCAAAAATATTTGATGCGTTATCTTTAATATTTTTAAAAATTCTAGAATATTCTAAAGTATAATTGTGATGACCAGATAAACCCGGAGCTTTATCGCTTTGGTTTTTTTCCATTATTTTACATAATTCTGTTTTATTCATATTATTTTTATAAAAATATTTATACTATACCTTGGCTTATTTTATACCAATCTATAGCAGACTTTATTACAAAATTTCTATTATTAAGTGAACGCAAAAACTCTTCAACCATCTTTAGTTTTACTTCGCTGACGGCTATCTTGGATTTTAATTCAATGACTTTTGGATCAGCTTCAATAAACTGTTCCACATCACTCTTGAGCAAAGTCAGATCGGATGGATCTTCTCCCCATAATTCCAACTCCTCTTGAGAGGCTTTTCCTGTATAAATTTTCCACTTGCGCAATTTTAAAATTGCCAAGTCATGCTGCTGTTTGGTCAACAGCAATTTGACATCTGATAAAATTGTAAGATACTTTGAGTGTATTTGAGGTATCTTAAGAGACTCTATTCCTAACTCTGTAGAGTCTATTTGAGAGTCTTTAGTAATAAGTTCTTTAAGGTTCTCTAGATTCATCTTTTATAGATTACTCTATAGTATACTCTAGATAATGTCAAATAAATATATTTGACATTTAAGTAATATAAATTATATTGATCGTGAGCTTTATGATTATTGATTTAAGAGAAATACCAGTTGTTTGGATAAATTTAGATTCTGCAACCAAAAACGCGGAATGTATGGAAGCCAAATTAAAAAATTATGGTTTCAAACAATCTTATAGAAAATCTGCAAGAATCTTGCCGGCACCACCGGGAACTATACCGAGCAATGCACATTACGTTGGTTGTGCCCAGTCACACATAGACATTTTAGATGATCAAAATTACAAAACACCACTGCTGATTCTTGAAGATGATGCAGAATTTTCTGATTGTTTTGATCCGATAATAGAAATACCAGATGATTCAGACGGAATCTACCTAGGAATTTCTACAGGTAATATAAATTACCAAACCAAAAAATATAACCAAAATTATTTAAGAATTGGTGGAATTTTAGCAACGCATGCAATCTTATATGTGACTGATTCTTTTAGAAAAGATATGTCTGCCGTTGCAAAACACTGCATTGATAATCTTAAACAACCTTGGGATGTTGGGGCGTCCCAATTACAATTTTACAGAAGGGTTTATACTCCAAATAAACCTTACTTTTATCAATCTGACAACAGAGAATCTGCTAATAAATGGCAATTTTTTACAGACAATAAATTAGAAGATAAAAATTCAATATACCTATGATTAATACCACAACATATTCTCAAGCTGGGCAAGATTTATTTGTTTTAAACCAAACAAACTATTTAAAAAATGGTCTTTTTGTTGAGTTGGGTGGATGCCATCCAGTAAATGGAAACAACTCTTTTATATTAGAATCAAATTATGATTGGGATGGCATTAGTATTGAAATTGACCCATCATATAATACTTTATGGTCTGAATTGCGTAAATGTAAATTCGTAAACAGCGATGCATTTACAGTCAATTACGTTGATGAATTTGAAAAACTATTAAAAAAGCATAATAAAAAAGAAAAACATTTTAACTATTTGTCTTTAGATTTAGAACCTCCCGAATTAACATGTAAATTATTGTTTACTCTACCATTAAAAATATATAAATTTGATGTAATAACATATGAACATGATTCATATAGAGTAGGGACTATTTACAAAGAAATTGCAAATAATTATTTAACAAGTTTAGGGTATGTTCGTTTAAAAGAGGACATAGCCCATGAAAACTGTATCTTTGAAGATTGGTATGTATTAAAATAATTTATGATAACATTTAATAATCTTGGAAAACTTGGTAGATTTGGAAACCAAATGTTTCAATATGCATCCCTTTACGGAATAGCAAAGAAAAATGGTTATGAATATGGCATCCCTTATAATAATAAATCAAATAATGAATATTTAAATTTTTGTTTAAATGAAGCTTTTGATAATTTAAGTGCTAAAAATTGCATAAATTATGATGTTCAGTATCAGTATACTGAACCTTTTTTTAATTATAACCCAGAAGTAGAAAAAATACCGGACAATACAGATCTTGTAGGATACTTTCAAAGTGAAAAATATTTTTTACAATATAAAGAAGATATATTAAAAGAATTTACTTTTAATAAAAATATTCAAAAAGAAGCAAATGATATCAAAAATGAGCATAAATCAGAAATCATATCTTTGCACATACGAATTGGTGATTATTTAAATTGGCCAGATAAACATCCAGTATGTTCTATTGAGTACTATAAACAAGCATTAAATATGTTACCAGATTGTAAAATTTTTCTATTCAGTGATGAAATTGAAAAAGCTAAAGTTATTTTTGAAGATATTTCAGATAAAATTGTTTATCAACAAAATAAAAATTCTTACATAGACATGTGTCTCATGACTCTGTGTGACTATCATATTATAGCAAATAGCTCTTTTAGTTGGTGGGGAGCCTGGTTATCAAATTCCAAAAAAGTTATAGCCCCATCAAAATGGTTTGGCAATAGAGATGATGCTCCAAAAGATTGGAGAGATATTTATTGTAGTGATTGGATTGTTATATGAAAAATATAGAATGTATATTATTTGATTTAGACGGAGTTTTGGTTGATGCGTGCGATTGGCATTATGAAGCTTTAAATAAATCATTATATGATATTATTGGTATAAAAATTTCCAAAGAAGATCATGAATCAAAATATAATGGATTACCGACAAAAATTAAATTAAAAATGTTAAATGTTGATGAATTGTATTTTGAAAAAATATGGGATTTAAAACAAAAATATACAATAGATATTATTAAATCAAATTTAACTTTATTGTCTGATAAAATAAAGTTGCATCAATATTTAAAAAACAATAATATAAAAATTTGTTGTGTTACAAATTCAATTAAAAACACAGCAGAGTTGATGTTATCATTATCTGGTCAATTACAATACATTGATTTGTTGGTAACAAATGAAAATATAAAAAATAATAAACCAAGTTCAGAATGCTACGATTTTGCAATAAAAGAAATAAATTGTGATCCAAAATATTCTATATGCGTGGAAGATTCACAGACTGGAATTTTAGCCGCACAAAATTCTTTAATTAAAAATTTGTGGCAAGTAAAAAACAGTAAAGAAGTTAATTTAATTAATTTTAAAAAATATATAAAAACATTATGAAAATATTAATACCAATGGCAGGTGAAGGCAGTAGATTTGCAAAAGAAGGTTATACGTTTCCAAAACCATTAATTGATGTTGCTGGAAAACCTATGATTCAAAGAGTTGTTGAAAACTTAGATTTTGATGCAGAATATATCTTCTTAGTAAGAAAAGAACATCTAGAAAAATATTCTGGATTAAAATCTACATTATTTGGAATAACAAATTCAAATACTAAAATTGTTGAAGTTGATTCTTTAACCGAAGGGGCTGCTTGCACCGCACTGCTTGCTGAAGAATACATAAACAATGATGATGATCTTTTAATTGCCAATTCAGATCAAATTATAGACTATAGCCCTGAAAATTTTAAATATTTAAAATTGTTAACGGATAATATTGATGGAATTGTTTTTTGTTTTAATTCAATGCATCCAAAATGGTCATTTGTAAAAACAAATTCTAGAGGTTTTGTTTGTGAAGTAGCAGAAAAAAACCCAATATCAAATATTGCAACTTGCGGTATATATTGGTATAAACGGGGAAGTGACTTTGTAGATTGTGCAAAATCAATGATTGCAAAAAATATAAGAGTCAACAATGAATTTTATATAGCACCCGTTTACAATGAATTAATTACAAAAAATAAAAAATTAATACCATTTTATGTTAATAAAATGTATGGCATAGGAACGCCAGAAGATTTAAAATATTACTTAAGCTTATTATGATAATAATCTCACACAGAGGAAATCTTGATGGAGTAGATCCAATCTATGAAAATATGCCAGATTATATCGAAAAGGCCATCCAACAAGGATTTCAAGTAGAAGTGGATGTTTGGATAAAAAATAATAAAATATTTTTAGGTCATGACCGTCCACAGTACAAAATAAATTTAAGTTTTTTAAAAAATAAAAAACTTTGGTGTCATGCAAAAAATTTTGAAGCTATGGATATTATGCTTAAAAATAAAATTCATTGTTTCTGGCATGAGACTGATAAAATGTGTTTAACTTCAAAAAAAATAATTTGGTGTTATCCCGGAACATTTGTAAGAGGCGGAATAACAGTTGTTTTAAACAAAAATAAAAACAATTTAAAAAATTTTTGTTATGGTATATGCACAGATTATCCAAATTATTATTTAAATTTTTTAAAATAAAAATAAAAAAATGAAATTAAAAATAGCAGTTTGTTATAAAGGTCTTTTAAGAACCATAAAAGACACGTTCAGTAATCATAAAAAATTTTTATTTAATGATAATTATATTGACGTATTTTGCCACACATGGGATGATGGAAATGCAGATGCGTATTATTTTGTAAAAAATATAAATGAATGTAAATACATTTTTAAAGAAAAATTTAAAAACTTTTCAAATCATTTATACGACTCTATTTTACCGCAAGATAACATTTTAAATATTAAACACGATAATGATAAAAAATATATTGAACCTTACAATAATATAAATTTACACGCTACGCCATATAATATATTAAGCCATCTGTATTCTTTACATCAATCATATTTTTTATGTCAATTATATTCCCAAAATAATAATATTAAATATGATTACATCTGTATATTAAGACCCGACATACTATTTTACGATTATATAAATTATGATGAATTGGATTTAAATAAAATTAATATTTCATGGTTTGAAAGAAAAAATGAATTGTTAAATCATGAAGATGCAATAATTGACCACATAGCTATTTCAAGTGAAGAACTTATAAAAACTTATTCAGAAACATTTTTAAATATTTCAAGTTTATATTTAAAACAAAAAAAACCATTTATCCCAGAAATATTGTTGGGAGCACATTTAAAGCAAAATAATTTACAGACAAATATGTTGTCTACAATACATACTGTTTATAAACCAAAAGGAACAAAATGATTAATTTAAAAGATATAGAATTGGTGAACACAAATAAGGATTTATATTCATCCTTTAATGAATTTATTTTGAGTGATGATACAAAAATTTTTAATAAATTAATAATGAGATCTTTGTTAGTTGATAAAGTAAAAAATGTTCCCGGAGATATTGTAGAATGTGGTGTATTTAAAGGAACTGGATTGCTTACTTTTTTAAAATTAAAAAATTTATTAATGCCAAATAGCTATAAAAAAATTATAGGCTTTGACTATTTTAATTCAGATGAATTGTTACAAAGTTTGTGTGGACAAGATAAAGAGGCAATGGAAGTTTTATTTAAACAAAGAAATTTTGAACATAATATCAGTTTTGCAGCTGAATTAAATAAAAAAATTATTTCATATGGTTTTAAACAAGAAAATTTTGAATTGGTTTCAGGGGATGTTTCTTATTCGACTAAAAATTTTATAAAAGACAAACCCGGATTTAAAATTTCTTTATTATATATGGATTTGGATTTAGATCTACCCACATACGATGTTTTATGTAATTTTTGGGATAAAATAAGTTTAAATGGAATTGTTGTTTTTGACGAGTATGCCTACCACAATTGGTCAGAATCAAAAGGTGTTGATAGATTTTTTAAAGATAAAAATATCAAAATGACCTCATTAAATTGTTTGTGCCCCACAATGTATATTGAAAAGGAAACAATTTAATGAAAATTGCATTGTGTTTATCTGGCCAACCCAGATTTATAAAAGAAGTTTCTCCATATATTTTAAAAAATGTATGTGAAGGCTATGATGTGGATACTTTTTTTCATTTTTGGTTTGATGAGGATTTAATCAATAAACCATATAAATACGGCGGAAACGGTGGTTGGATCGACCAAAGGATTGACCCAAATGCAATAAATGATGCCATAAACATATATAACCCAAAAAATTATAAAGTAGAACCAAGTAAAAAATTTTATGATAATTTTATAAAAACAGATTATTGTTTTAGAGATAACGGAGAACTTATTTCTTGGACAAAACATTGGAAAGAATCAAATGAACCAGACTATAGAAATAGAATGGTAAATAACACTCTTTCAAATTTTTATAGTATGAATCAAGTTTTGCTTCTTAAAAAGGAAGAAGAATATAAAAATAATAAAAAATACGATTATGTAATCAGGATGAGATCTGATTGTGTAATACATACAAAACTAATATATGAATCTTATGATAATAATAAAGTACATTATACAGGTATTTTAAATCAGCCAGATAAAATGGTAGCTGATTGGATAAATTTTGGAAATTCTATAAATATGGATGTTTTTATGGGAATTTTTTCTATGTTTGATAAAATTTTAAATAAATGTACAAAAAATAAAAATGGAGCTTGGTCAAATGAGATGCTGCATAAAACAGCACTAGATATATTTGAAATAGAAACTCAATCCAATTTAATTTTTGTAGAAGTTCCAAGATTTTAATATGATAAAATTTGTAGCATACCACCAATGCTTTGATAATTTAAAAGCAACAGAATTTGCAATTAAAAATTTTAAAATTCACAACCCAGAGATACAATATTATCTTGTATCTGATGGTGGTAAAGATTTTAGTGAAATAGCAAAAAAATATTCTTGCAAGTATATTTTTGAAAAAGATAACATAGGCATGAATTATTATACTGTAGATCAAGCACATAAAATAATCAATAGATTAAAAGATTGTGCTGTGGACTCTGGTGCAGAATATATTTTGTTGATGGAAGATGATGTTTTATGCAGAAAAAAAATTAATTTTAATAAAAAAATTGATATAGCTGGCGTTTATTCTCCAGGAAATATTTTTCCAGATGAACTTTTAAAACACATAAGTAAAAAATATACTGTATCTCCAAACATAAATTGGTATAATGCGTGTGGTGGTACACTATTGAATACTGAAATTTTATTAAATAAATATGATTTGATTAAAAAATTTATCGATGAAGATCATGATTATATAAAAACAAATTTATCTGGAGAAAAATTTAAATTTGGTTACGGTTCAATGGATCAATTGCTGGTTTTAATTTATTTTATTTGTGGAAAAAATGTATCAGTTAATGATCAATTAACAGAATACTGGAGAAACCCATCATGGATTAATTCAGATCATGCACTTGTACATCAATATAAGGAACAATATGTCTAAACAAAAAGTGATAATTTGGGGCTATCCCCTACACAGCCACACCCATTCGTATATTCACGGGGCTTGGTATAAAACATTTAAGCATTTGGGGTATGATGTTTATTGGTTTGATGATAATAATTATCCTCAAAATTTTGATTTTACCAATTGCCTGTTTATAACAGAAGGATATGCAGATAATAATATTCCCATAAATGAATCATCGACTTATTTTGTTCATATTTGCATAAATCCAGAAAAATATATTTGCAAAAATGCAAGATTAATAGATATAAGATTTAACGTAAGCGAAATTAATGATTGTAATTATTCAATAATAGTCGATAAAGAAAAATTGCATAAAATAGATAGTGTATCTTTTTATGAAAAAAATGCAGATGATTCCGTCTTGTCAGACAAATATAAAAAAGGAATCAAAAATTACGAAGCCATCTATCTAAGTTGGGCAACAGATCTATTACCACATGAATTTAATTATGATGATGTTAATATTCAGCGAGATAACACAATTTATTGGATTGGATCAATAGCTCAAAGTAATTACGCAGAAATCAATAAATTTATTAAAAGCTTAAAAAAACATAATATTGACTTTTTACATAATGATCCTTGGACTAACCCATTAAGCTGGGAAGCAGCAAAAATATATACTCAAAAATCATTTATTGCTCCAGATTTAAGAGGGTCTGCCAATAGAGACAATGTAAATGGAAAAGTAGACACGGGTTCAAATCATAAAAAAATTGGTTATATACCGTGTAGAATATTTAAAAACATTAGTTACGGGCAGCTAGGAATAACAAATTCAAAAGCAGTTTATGATTTATTTGACCAAAATGTCATTTATTCTGATAATGAAGAAGAACTTTTGGATATGTCATTATCAAAAATAAAAAATTTGGATTATATTAAGAACCAAATGAAATTTGTGCAAGATAATCACACGTATATGAATAGAGTAGATTCTATACTAAAAGTTTTAAATAAAGAAATTTAAAAATGACAGCAACAGCAATAACGGCTCTATATGATATAGATAGAGAAAAAAATGGAGATGGAAGGTCTATTTCAGATTATTTGAACTGGTTTAAAGAAACTCTTAAATTGGATATAAATTTAGTAATTTATACTGAAAAAAAATTTGAATCATTTATATTAGATAATAGAAAAAAAAATTTTATTTTAAATATCCAACCCATAGAAGAAATACCTTACTTTAAGTATAAAACTGACATAGAAAAGATACTTTTTTCGGAAGAGTATATTAAAGCTATAAGCGCAAATGATAGAGTTGAATGTAAACTACCACTGTATAATGTAATTCAATATTCTAAATTTGATTGGATTGTTGATACAATAGATAACAAATTTTTTAATAGTAAGTATTATTTTTGGATGGATGCCGGCATAAGTAGATTTTTTGATGACATGGATTTATGCAATTGGCCAAAAAAATATAATCTACTAAAAGAAAACAAATTAAATATTCAAGGAAATTTTAATATTTTTAAATTTCAACAGAATTGGCCTGGTTCAGATCAATATATTTGGGACTGTAATACGATGCTGTGTGGTGGATTGTTTGGTGGTACTGAAGCTATAATGAAACATATAAAACTAATAGTTAAAGATAAATTTGAATATTACCTAAAAAACAAATGTGTAAATAACGAGCAAATTATTTTAGGAATTATAATGAAAGAAAATCCAGAGTTATTCAACATTCATTTTAATTTTAATGGAAAACCTTTGCCTTTTTTAAAAGATCTAGCATAATATTTTTATGAAAATAGCTTTAATTGGCCCAGGAATAATGTCAATCCCTCCCAATAATTGGGGTGCTGTCGAAAGCTTAATATGGGATCAGTATGAATATTTAAAAGATCTCGGCGTATCGGTTAATATAATAAACAATCCAAACTTAAAAGAGGTTGCCGATCAAGTAAATAAAACCGATTATGATTTCGTACATTTACAGTATGATGATCATGCTAGAATTTTAAATAAACTAATCCAGAAACCATTTTGTACAACAACTCATTACGGATATATAAAAGAACAATATCCAAATTACTATGGATGGAAGCACATTTTTGATGGTGTACTGGAAAGCAAGGGTATCATTGCCCTGTCACCAGAAATAGAATTGCTGTTCAAGGATGCTGGATATAAAAATTTTATAAAAACACTTAGAAACGGGGCAAGAACAAATAACTTTAGGTTTAGCACCTATGCTCCAAAAGATGGGTTATGTCTTGGTAAAGTTGAACCAAGAAAAAGGCAGGCAGACCTATCAAAGCTTTGTGGGAATAAATGTAATATTGATTTTATCGGGCCCGTAATAGATTATAATTTTAGAGAGAATAATACATGTAAGTATGGCGGTGTATGGGATAAACCATCCCTATACCAGAACATGACGCAATACAAGTGCCTTGTTCTTCTTAGCGATGGCGAAGCAGCTCCTTTAGTCGTCCCAGAAGCACTTTCTGCTGGTTTGAGTATTGTCGTATCAAAGACTGCTGCTGCTAATCTGGACACAAGCCTGCCCTTCATACATGTATTGGAAAACGGTCTTGATGATCGTTCTCCCGATGTTATATCAAAAGCCATCCAAGAAAACGTTAAATATAGAGAGCAGATTAGAGAATATGCAGTTAGTCACTTTGACTGGTCTGTTATATGTAAAGAATATATAGAAATTGTGAAAGAATTTATAAATGAAAATAGCCTTTGTAACAATAGCAACTAACAAGTATATTAAGTTTGCAGAAAATTTATTGGATTCTTTGGGAAAGTATTCTTTCCTAAATGAAAATTTTAAAGTTAATTTGTTTGTCTTTTCAAACGTACCCCAAATTTTTAATTTAAAAAACGGAAGAATTGACACAAAGGGAATAATGACCACACATGTTCCGTTTCCAATGATATCTCTTTTGAGGTATCATTATTACGGTAGTTGCCAAGAGCTGGAAAACTATGATTATATTTTTCATATAGACTGCGATATGGAACTAAAACAAGTGGTTGGCCAAGAAATACTTTCAGAAAGAACCTGTGTATTGCATCCCGGATTTACATGGAACCAAGATGTAAATTCTTATCCATATGATAGAAATGATCAAAGTAATGCATATGTCGCATATGGTGATGGAAAGCAGTATTACCAAAACTGCTTTCAGGGAGGATCTTCACAAGAATTTTTAAAAATGTGTTCCACATTGAAACACAGGGCGGAAGAAGATTTAAGAAAAAATTATATAGCACTCTGGCATGATGAGAGCTACATGAATCGTTATATGGTGGAAAATCCACCCACACTAGTTTTGCCACCGACATACGCACAGCCAGAGAACTGGCCTCCTTTTGGTGAAACAAAAATAATGCACTTGGTTAAGAATCATCTTGAAATGAGGATAAGCACATGAAATATTTGGTTACCGGTGGAGCGGGATTTATAGGTTCAAACATCGTAAATGAACTCATTGCAGAAGGTCATGAAGTAGACGTAATCGATGATCTATCTTCAGATGCACATGAAGAATTTTATTTTAATGAAAATGCAACATACCATCTGGTGTCTGTCTTGGACTATACCTTATGTTCAGATGTAATGAACGTCTGTAAACCAGATTATGTTTTGCATCTTGCCGCAGAGGCAAGAATACAAAATTGTGTATTGGACCCAACAAAAGCATATGAAACGAATTTGATCGGGACACTCAACATGCTTGCTTTGTGTAAAAAATATTCAGTCAAACGTCTAGTTCTGTCCTCAACATCTGCAATATATGGGTTGAAAAACACAGGCCCATTGAATGAATCGATGTTACCGGATTGTCTTAATGCATACTCTCTTTCAAAATACAATGCAGAGCAGGCATGTGAACTTTACGGCAAAATGTATGGTCAAGACACAATATGTTTAAGATACTTTAATGTTTATGGGCCCAACCAACCCACCAAAGGACAATACGCCCCCGTCATCGGAGTATTTCAAAGACAAAAGACAAATAATCAAAGTTTGACTGTCGTGGGTGATGGAGAGCAAACCAGAGATTATGTTCATGTGAAAGATGTTGTTGCGGCAAACATATTAGCATCACAACACCCCGGTACTTTTACTGGTGATGTTTTTAACGTAGGCTGTGGTAAAAATTATTCAGTAAACTGGATTGCAAATAAGATTGAATCCGATAAAACTAAAATAACAAATATTCCAGCAAGAGGTGGTGAAGCTCGTGATACCATTTCAAACATAGAAAAGATAAAAAGTGTTTTTGGATGGCAACCATCTATATCTTTAGATGAATGGCTTAAGTGATTTATTGACTTATCTAATTTAAATGGTACTCTTATAAAGTGAAAAAGCCTAAAAAGAAAAAGAAAAAAGAAACTGATGCTGATTACGTAAGCAACCAAGCTTTATATGATGCATTAGTAGACTATAAAATAAAAATAACAGATGCAGAAAATGCTGGAAGAAAAAAGCCAAAGCTTCCGGATTTTATTGGAGAATGTGTTTTAAAAATAGCTACGAGACTTTCTTTTAGGCCAAATTTTGCAAATTATCCATATAGAGAAGAAATGGTATCCGATGCAGTGTTAAATTGCATAACATATATTGATAATTTTGATCCCAGCAAGTCTACTAGCCCATTTGGCTACCTTACCCAGATTTGCTGGTTTTCTTTTGTACGGATAATAAACAAAGAGAAAAAAGAAAAATACGTTCAGTATAAGTTTGCTGAACAAAAAAACGATAAAGACTTTCATAATTGGTTTAATGAGACCTATGCAGGTATAGACATAGGTCGAAGAGATTTTTTTGGATTAACCGATCTGGATATGGAAAGATTTGATGAGATGTTAAGTACAAAAAAATCAAAAAGAAAGAAAAGAACAAAAAAAGGTCTATTTGATATATGAAAGCTGTTATTTTGAATGACAGCCATTTTGGCTATAAAGCGGATTCCCCGATTGTTCTTGAATATTTTTTAAAGTTTTTTGAGGAGCAGTTGTTTCCTTATCTAAAGGAAAACAATATCAAAACAATCTTTCATCTGGGAGATGTTTTTGATCGCAGAAAGTATGTAAACTTCCGTACCTTAAATCAAGTTCGCACCAGATTTATGGAACCCCTGCGCGACATGGGTATCAAGTGTATCGCTATTTGCGGTAATCATGATACTTATTACAAAAACAATAACCGAGTAAACTCTTTGGATGAATTGGTATCCCAGTATACCAACTGGGAGATCTATTCTGAGCCAATTGAGATAAGCACCACAGCTGGATGTGTGGCCCTTTTACCTTGGATCAACCCAGAGAACGAGGAGGCCGCAGCAAAATTTATTTCAGAAACCACATGCAGTGTTCTGTTGGGCCACCTTGAACTCTGTGGCTTCCAGAGCATTCGAGGAATTTTTATAGAGCAAGGATATGACCCAAAACACTTTGACAAGTTTGATTATGTACTCACCGGTCATTATCATGTTAAGTCTAGTCGTGATAATATTCATTACCTGGGTACGCAGTATCAGATGGCTTTCTCGGATGTATGGGAACCAAAGGGCTTCCACGTATTTGATTTTTCGTCTAGAGAACTTGTATTCATCCAGAATCCTAGAAAACTTTTCTATACGTTTGACTATAATGAAGACCAACCGCAACAACTGGACTATTCGACATTCAAGGATTGCTACGTCAAGATCTTTGTCAAGAAGCGGACGAAGGCTGCGCCGTTTGAGAAATACATGGATAAGTTCTATGAGGCGGGTGTGGCGGAACTGGCTGTCACCGAGGAAGTTAGCGCAAACCCTGAACTGGTTGCGGTGGACGTACACAAGGACACTCTACAGTTACTACATGAGGAACTTGGAACCATTAACGAGAAGTCAATCGACAAGCAAATGCTTGCCAAGATAATAGACGAAGCGTATAATAGTGCACTGTCAAAGGATGAAGAGTGATTGAATTTTTAACTGTTCGCTTCAAAAACTTTGGGTCATTCGGCAACAACTTTTCCGAAATAGACCTCAACACAAGAAAGACCACGCTTGTAACTGGAACAAACGGTCACGGCAAGTCTTTTGCATTGCTTGATTCGCTATGCTTTGGTTTATTTGGCAAGCCATTTCGCCCAATCAATATCCCCCAGCTGGTCAACAGCGTAAACGGCAAGGGTTGTGTCGTTGAGATAGAATTCAACAAGTCCGGGGCACACTACTTGGTACGCCGTGGTCTCTCTCCAAAGATCTTTGAGATCCATAAGAACGGAGAGATGATTGATCAGAATGCCAAGACCAAGGACTACCAAGAAATGTTCGAGGAACAGATTCTTGGTTTTGATTATTCGGCTTTTAAGCAAGTAGTGATTCTTGGCAAGTCAAACTTCATCCCCTTCATGCAATTGACTCCTGCGGAGCGTAGAAAGATCATTGAAGGGCTACTGGATCTTGACATTCTTGCAGATATGAACCAGTATGTCAAAGGACAGCTGGGATCCTTGAAGGTAAGCATAGCCGAGAATGAGTCGTTGGTCAAGATCTCCCATGAAAAGATCAAGGCCCAAAAACAATTCATCGATCAGGTAAAGACGCATAATGCGGACGACATCAAATTAATTGATGAAAAAATTGAATCGTTTGAGGCCAATATCAAACTAAGCAAATCTGAGAGAAGCGAGTTTGCAAAACAACTTGAAAAACTTTTAGGGGAGCAGGCAAAGTATCAAAAGACGGTTCAGTCTTTAAAAGATGTGCCCCTAATGCTGGCAAAAACAGAAGCCCTGGAGACGACGCTAAAAGAGGAAATAGAATCTCTGAATACTTCCGCAACATGTAAATGCTGCGGACAAGAACTTCCGTTAAAACAAAAAGAAAAGCATATTCAAGAAAAGAAGAATAAACTTTTAGAATGTCAAAAAGCAATAAAAATTGCCCAAGACAAAAACCAAAAACTCCTTGATGCACAAAGCCAATACAATTCCTATAAAGAGGAAATCGACACGATGAACAATGATATCGTGGGAATAAATTATAGAATTGGTAACGGTGAAGAGAACGTAAAGCGACTTCAAAAAGAAAAGAAAGACAAACAAGCATCCAGCAATATATCTTCTTTGGAAGAAAGTCTGCACAAATCTGAATCCGAAAAGCAAGAACTTACTAATACCCTACAGACTCTTATCAATGAACAAATTCACTACGATGTTGTCTACGATATTCTTAAGGATGGCGGTCTTAAGAGCCGTATCATCAAACATTATGTTCCCATCATCAATGGACTCGTCAACAAGTTCCTCGGAAAGCTTAATCTCTACGTTGACTTCACCATCGATGAGGAGTTCAAGGAAACCATCAAGTCACGATACCGAGATGCATTCTCATATTCCTCTTTCTCTGAGGGAGAAAAGCAGCGTATCGATCTGGCCATACTGCTGACTTGGCGTGAGGTAGCCAAGATGAAAAACAGCCTAAATTGCAACCTGCTGATCTTTGATGAGATATTGGATTCATCCTTGGATGCTTCTGGGACAGAGTCTTTTCTCAAGCTTCTAAACAAGATGAAGAATAAATGTTCAATTTTTATTATTAGCCACAAGGCAGATGCTTTGGTTGATAAGTTTGATTCTTCGATGCAGTTTGAAAAGAAAAATAATTTTTCAAAGATTAAGGCAAATATCTAAATATTTGTAAATGTTCAGAGGAAAATTTAAATCAAAAACTGATAGAGGAACTAATGTTCTTTACAATATAAATGATGTTGTCCTCGAACAGGGATCTTTATACAAATGCGTAAACCCTTCAAGTGTAAGCCCAGTAAAAGATAAAAATAAATGGGTATCAATTGGACTTTCTGAGGTCTACAAGGGAACTTTACCACCAGTAAGCCCGATAGAAAACCAAATGTGGATTTCGGATTCTGGGGTGATGTATATTTGGTACAGAGATGATAACGGTTTTCAGTGGATTGAAGTTTGACTTAAATTAAAATGGAGTTATGATACAGATATGAACGAAGACAGTTTTGAAAAGTTTACCAATCGCCGCAAGAACAAGCCATCGGGATTTAGCAAAAAGCAGCAAACCCGAAACAAACGTGGAAACAGACATGAGCAAAAGCAGAAGCTGAATGATTCTGTATATCGAAGAGACCTTGATTAATTTACATAAGGATTTATATGAGTACTGTGACAAAAATGCGTCTTACAAAAGAAACTCTTTCTATTCTAAAAAACTTTGCCGCAATCAATTCAAACATCCTGATTAAACCAGGCAATGCATTGAAGACAATGAGCCCGGGAAAGAATATCTATGCAGAGGCTACGGTCCAAGAAGATTTTGACGTTGAGGTTCCGATCTGGGATCTCAACAAGTTTTTGGGCGTAGTTAGCATGTTCAACAACCCAGATCTTGAGTTTGAGGAAACATTTGTTACTATTTCCAATGGCCACTCAAGCGTAAAGTACTTTTACTCAGAGCCGTCTTTGCTTACTGTTCCAAACAAAGATCTGAAGATGCCAAAGACCATTGTTTCATTCTCTCTGAATGAGCACACTTTGAATGAGATTTTGAAGGCATCTAGCATTCTTCAGGTCAGTGATGTCCAGATCCTCGGCAATGATGGTGTCCTGAAGATTATTGTAAATGACAACAGCAACAGTTCATCAAACAGCTTTTCGGTTGTAATTGATGAAAATTATTCTGGTCCTGATTACGAAGGATCGTTTAATGTGTCAGAGATTAAATTTTTGCCAGGGTCGTATACTGTAGATCTGACAGGAACAGTAATCTCCAAGTTTACTCACCAAAGCCAGTCCATCTCCTATTACGTCGCAATCAACAAGGGATAAAAGTGACCGAAGTAAAAAACCTTCTTTGGGTTGAAAAATATCGACCCAAGACGCTATCAGATTGTATTCTTCCGGTAGATCTATCCGTTGTTTTCAACGGCATGATCAAGGAAGGAACCATCCCGAACATGTTGTTGTACGGCAAGGCTGGCACGGGAAAGACTACGGTCGCCCGTGCCATCGCCAATGACATCGGCGCAGATAGCATCATCATCAACTGTTCGGAAGAGAACGGTATTGATACACTCCGCACAAAAATCCGAAATTACTGCTCCACGGTCTCTCTTAATGGTGGACTAAAGGTAGTGATCTTGGACGAGTTTGACTATGCTAACCAAAACTCCGTACAGCCTGCGTTGCGCGGTGCAATTGAGGAATTTGCCAAAAACTGCCGGTTTGTGCTGACATGCAACTACAAGAACAGGGTCATCGATCCTCTTCACTCACGGTGCACGGGCATTGACTTTACAGTTCCGGCAGCGGAAAAGGCCCAGCTTGCCATGGGAATTCTGAAGAGGGTGGAACACATCCTAACTACTGAAAAGGTTCCATATGACACACC